GTCCCGGGGCGATCCGCGGGCTCAACCGCCTGTATGGGCGCGACCTCGCCGCGAAGCCCCGCCCGGAGCAGACGAACGCGGAAATGCTGAAGCTGATGATTGAGCTGAATGATCTTGATGATCCCGGGTTCAACGAAACCTTCGGGGAACCCTGCGATGTCAACCCCCGCTTTGAAATGCGGGACATTGAGCACTCACTTTGCGAGGCAGACAAGTACGAACGTGTGCGCCTCGGGGAGGGCAAGATGCGGTCCAAGTACGATTGGAGGAAGGCCAGTGACCTGCGGGGTGTATGAAATCCGCCACGACCGGACGCAACGCCGGTATGTGGGATCATCGGCGGAAATCGAACGCCGTTGGGCCTGGCATCGCACGATGCTCCGGACGGGGAAGCACCATTGCGACTTCCTTCAGAACGTCTGGAACAAGTACCTGCCAGAGGAGTTCTCATTCAGTATTCTGGAGGAGTGCTCAACGGAGTCTCTTGCTGAGCGGGAACAATTCCATATGGACGCAACCGCGAAGGGGAAGCTGATGAACTCACAACCCACAGCGAGAAGTTCACGTGGTTACCAGCACAGCCCGGAAGCGAAGCGCAAAATGTCCGAAGCCGCCAAGCGGGTAGCACAGGACCCGGAGGAGCGTCAGCGCCGGTCCGAACGCGCCAAGGCCCAACACGCAGCCGGGAAGCTCGGACGGGCAACCTGGACGGAAACCAGCGACCCCGGCAAAGAAGTCTGGAGTCAAGCGGGACGGCTACAAACCGACCGACTACGCAAAATGGCTGCTCAAACCTCCTCTGAGGAAATGCGCCGCCGGTCATATCAACGCAAAATGTTTCAAGAAACGGAGAACGACAAATGAAAGTCATCAAGACCCGCAACGTACAACAGGCCCTCCCGGAGGCCCTGTATCAACTGTCCTTCGAGGGCGTCCGCCGCGACTCGCGCAACGGCCCCGTGTTCATGTTCCCGGAGCCCGTCACCACCGTGTACCTCCGCCCGGCGGAGCGCGTGCTGTTCTGGGCGGAACGGGACGCCAACCCCTTCTTCCACCTGATGGAAAGCCTCTGGATGCTGGGCGGACGCAATGACGTGGAGTACGTCGCCCGCTTTGTGGATCGCATGCGCAGCTACTCGGATGACGGCCTGACCTTCCACGGGGCCTACGGCTTCCGCTGGCGCCAGCACTTCTTCGAGGACCAGCTGCCCAAGATCATCGCCGCCCTGAAGGCGAACCGCGATGACCGCCGCCAGGTCCTGTCGATGTGGGACGCGGACGCAGACCTGGGCCGCCAAGGCAAGGACCTCCCCTGCAACCTTCAGGCCATCTTCCAGATCGCCTGCGACGGTCGCCTGGACATGACCGTGACCAACCGCTCCAACGACCTGATCTGGGGAGCCTATGGGGCCAACGCGGTCCACTTCAGCTACCTCCATGAGTACGTCGCCCGCTCCGTGGGCGTGGAGCAGGGCGTGTATCGTCAGGTCAGCGCCAACTTCCACGCCTATGAGGAGGTGCTGAGCAAGGTCGCCCCGCTCGCGGACCTCGCCGCCAACCCGATGACCGGGAAGGAGACGCCCGACCCCTACGCCGCCGGGATCGCGGAGCCGTACCCGCTGATGTCCACGGACCCGGAGGAGTGGAACCGGGAGCTGATGATGTTCCTGAGCGAGCCGGACGCCGTGGGCTTCCGTGACCCGTTCTTCCGTCGCGTGGCGATCCCGATGATGAAGGCCCACAAGGCTTTCAAGCAGACCTCCAACCCCTCCCGCTTCGACGCCGCCTTGGCGGAGCTGGACAACGTCGCCGCCACCGACTGGAAGCTGGCCGGGGTGGAGTGGATCGAACGCCGCCGCGCCGCCTTCGAGGCTCGCAAGGCCCGGGCGATGGACGATGGCGTGGCGTATGAGTGAGGAGACGGAACAATGGGAAGCCTGATGAGCAAGATTCATGACGAGGAGCGCGAGGCGGAGGAGCTGAACCGCCGCGCCGCCCGCCCGCTCCTGACCCGGATCGCCGCGACCCGGGAGGCCGGGACGGTCCGCCGGTGCCACATCGTCCCGCACCACGGTCAGTACAACATCGCCCAGCACAGCTACGGGGCCGTGAGCCTCCTGCTGCTGCTCCACCCGCACCCGTCGCTGAACCTGATCAAGGCGGTCCAGTGGCACGACTGCGCGGAGCGTTGGTTGGGCGACATCCCGGCCCCGGCGAAGTGGACCAACTCCGAACTCGGGAAGGTGTATGAGGAGGCGGAACGCCGCGTGCTGGCGACCCTGGGCCTGCTCCCGGGCCTTCTCCCTGACGAGGAGGACTGGTTGAAGGCCGTGGACACCCTCGAACTGTGGCTATGGTGCCGGGAGGAAGAAGCCCTGGGCAACGAAGCGGTCACGGCCATGCGGAGGGCATGCGAGGCGGTGACGGAGAAGCGGGGCCTGGAGGGTAGCCTGCCCGAACCCGTCCGCGCCTTCTACGTGGCAGCGAAGCACCAGCCGCATCGCCGTCTCTCGGACTTCTTCGAGGAGGTGGTGCGCGATGGACTTGGAGAAGCTGCGACGTGATTGGGCGGAGGACCCGCAGCTGAAGTTCTACGCCTTCGACACGGTGGAAGAACTCGCTGCGCACCTCCGCAAGGTCCATACAGATATGATGAACGGGGAGTACGGGTGTTTTGGGTACTTGTACCGCCAGCAGACACTCCGGCTCCGGGAACTGATGAAGGAGTTACAAGATGAGCGTGAACGAAAAGCAAGTGGGCGGTGAGCACTACCGCTCGCCCGTCCAACACTGGGACTACGTGGAGCTGAACGGCCTCCGCTACACCGAAGGCTGCGCGACCAAGTACGCGACCCGCAACCGCAAGAAGCACGAGGACCCGCGCCAGGACCTTGAGAAGGCGATCCACTACGTGGAGAAGGTCCAGGACCTGTACCGCAACGGGGTCCTGCTGCCCCGCTCCGCCACCGTGGTCATTACCCCGGACGCCTTCGCCGCCGCGAACGGGCTGACGGAGGACGAAGCCGAAGTGGTCCGCATCCTCACCTTCTGGGAGTCCGACCCGGAGCTGACCGCGGCCCTGAACCTCCTGCGCAAGATGATTGCGGAGGTGGGAGCCTGATGTCATACCTCCAACCACCCCTGTTCACGACCGTCTCCAGCGACTGGGTGGCCCCGGACCTCAACACCCTCCCCTCGTGGGAGGGGGCCAAGCGGGTCGCCATTGACTGCGAGACGCGGGACCCGGACCTGCGCAAACTCGGGCCGGGGGCGGGCCGTCGCCCGAACAGCTACATCACCGGCATCAGCTTCGCAATCGAGGACGGCCCGGGCGGGTACTTGCCCATCAGACACGAAGGCGGGGGCAACCTCCCGCTGGAGGGCGTGCTGGCCTACCTCCGCGCCCAGGCAAAGGTGTTCACCGGCGACCTCGTGGGGGCCAACCTCCCGTATGACCTGGACTTCCTCGCCGGGGACGGCATCGAGTTCGAGCGGGTCCGCTACTTCCGTGACATCCAGATCGCTGACCCGCTGATCTGCGAACTCCACGACAGCTACAGCATGCAAGCTATCGCGGAGCGGTGGGGCTTCCACGGCAAGGACGAAGCCCTGCTGCGCGCCGCCGCGGTCGATTATGGGATTGACCCGAAGAAGGACATGTGGATGCTCCCGGCCAAGTTTGTCGGGAAGTACGCGGAGGAGGACACGCGCCTGCCTCTGAACATCCTCCGCCGTCAGGAGCGGGAGATTGATGATCAGGACCTCTGGGGCGTGTACAATCTGGAGTCCAAGCTGCTCCCGATCCTCACCCGCCTTCGCCGCCGGGGCGTCCGAATCGACTGCGACCGCCTGGACATGATTGAGCGTTGGGCGCTGGAGAAGGAGACGGAGGCCCTGGCCCAAGTCCGGTCGATCACCGGCCACCGGATCGCCGTGGGCGATGTCTGGAAGCCGGAGGTGATCGCCCCCGCCCTCGAACACATCGGCATCAAGCTGAACAAGACCTCCCAGGGCAAGCCCAACATCGACAAGGAGCTGCTGGGCTCAATCGACCACCCCGTGGCGGACCTCCTCGAACGCGCCCGGAAGGTGAACAAGCTGCGCACGACCTTCGCCAGCTCCGTCCGGGACCACATGGTGAACGGTCGCCTCCACGGGACGTTCAACCAGCTCCGCCGCCAGAAGGATGACGAAAGCGACGGGACCGCGGGCGCTGCCTACGGGCGACTGTCCAGCGAACACCCGAACCTCCAGCAGCAACCGGCTCGGGATGAGTTCGCCATGATGTGGCGGGCCATCTACCTCCCAGAGGAAGGCCAACACTGGGCGTCCAACGACTACAGCCAGCAGGAGCCGCGCATGGCGGTCCACTACGCCTGCTTGGCGAAGGACCTGATTGGGCACCAAGCCTGGCTGTCCGCAATCGAAGCCCGGGACAAGTACCGCAACGACCCGAACACCGACAACCACCAGATGATGGCGGACATGGCGGGGATCAAGCGCAAGGACGCCAAGGAAATCTACCTGGGCCTGTCCTACGGGATGGGCGGGGCGAAGATGTGCCGCAAGCTCGGGCTCCCGACTATGATGGCCGTGCGCGGCCCCCGCTTCCAGCTGTTCGACGTGAACAGCCCGGAGGGTCAGCGCCTGGTCGCGGAAGGGGCGCGGAGGTTCGAGGCCGCGGGGCCGGAGGGTCAGGCCCTCCTGGACACCTTCGACCACAAGGTGCCGTTCATCAAGAAGCTGGCGAAGGCTTGCGAAGCCCGGGCGAAGGCCGTGGGCTACATCACGACCCTGAGCGGTCGCCGTTGCCGCTTCCCGAAGGACAAGGACGGGAACTATGACTGGACCCACAAGGGACTGAACCGGCTGATTCAGGGCTCCTCCGCGGACCAGACCAAGATGGCGATGGTGGCCTGCGCGGAAGCCGGACTGGACATCATCATCCAGGTCCATGATGAGATCGCCTTCAGCGTACACGACATGAAGGAGGCCGCGGAAGCCGCCCACATCATGAGGACGTGCACGCCGCTCGAACTCCCGTCAAAGGTGGACGTGGAGATTGGACAGAGCTGGGGGCACTCCATGGGCTTCAACGGGGAGGCTCCGTCATGAAATTCTGCTATCAGTGTGACGCGCAGGTCACATACTTGTTCGCGGACGCACGCTGCGCAAAGTGTACCCGCTTGACCCCGGAGGAAGTCCGGGGCGAACCGAAGGAGAACCCCATGCGCCACAGCAACGACAACACCGTGGACCTCGAAGTGGTCATCAAGCACGAGACAGACAAGGCATACCTCATCGACCACGGCGGTGAGGAGGAAGTCTGGATGCCCAAGTCACAGGTCCGCGCGGTCGAGAAGAAGGGCCGCACAGCGACCATGACCGTCACCGAGTGGATCGCCAACGAGAAGGGGCTGATATGAACGACATCGCCGTGCGCTGGACCTCCCGGAAGTTCTGGGCGGCGATGATCTGGGAGGCGGTCCTGGTCTGGCTCCTGTACGTGGGCAAGTTGCCGGTGGACGCCTTCGAGTCCTTGACCTGGCTCCTGCTGGGCGGTTACTTCCTCGGGAACGTCGCCCAGAAGGTTTTGCTGAAGGAGGAGGGGAAATGAGCGAACGTCAAGACCGCTGGGACCGCCGCTATGTCGGGCTGGCCCAACACGTCGCGGGCTGGAGCAAGGACCCCTCCACGAAGGTCGGAGCCGTCCTGGTTCGGCCCAACAACAGCGTGGCTTCGACCGGGTTCAACGGCTTCCCGCCCGGGCACGATGACTCGCCGGAGCTGTACGCTGACCGCGGGTACAAATACCAGCACGTTGTTCACGCAGAGGTCAACGCACTCAACTTTCTGGGCTCGCCTGCGACTGGCTTCACGCTCTATACTTCTTTCCCCTGCTGTCCCGATTGCGTAGAGCGCGCCGGGAAAGCTGGCGTGGCCCGTATTGTGTACCCTCGCCTGGACGTGTCGGGCCGCGATGCCTCCTGGGCCGCGGAGTGGCGCGAGCGGTTGGAGAAGGCCCAGGAGGTCGCAAAGCGGTACGGAATCGAGGTGGAGGTGCTGGATGTCTGAAGCCGCAATGTGGGACTCCCTCCGCCCCGTCATCCGGTCGCTGGACCCGGTGCGCGTGGAGAACCCCATTGTGCCCGGGACCCCGGATGTGAACTACAACCAGGGCTGGATTGAATTGAAGTTCGCTGAACGCTGGCCGCCCAGGGGCGGACCGCTTCGAGTGGACCACTTCACCCGCCAGCAGAGGACCTGGCTGACCCGCCGCTGCAAGGCCGGGGGCCGGGCCTTCCTCCTGCTGAAGGTCGGGGAGACGGAGTGGTTGCTATTCGATGGAGCGGTGGCCGCTGCTATGCTGGGCCGGGTTCCGCGAGAACGCCTGTATGAGGTCTGTGTCGCACGTTGGACACGTCTTCCAAGAACCAAGGAGATTTGTACATGTCTGCTACAGTGACACCAACCAAAGGCGAAAGCCTACTGCTACACCGCCGCCGCAAGGGCCTCAACCAAATTGAGGCCGCGAAGGAGTACGGGGTGCACCCGGACCGCTACCGTGAATGGGAAGCGGACCGCCGCCTGGACGATCAACCGCGCCAGCACCTCGGACAACTGAAGCCCCACGAGGTCTGCTTGCTGTTCCGCCGCCGCTCGGGTAAGACCCAGCGCGAAATCGCCGCCGCTCTGGGCTGCACTCGCCTCTGGCTGATTCAAATGGAAAGTGGGAACGCCCCCGTGGAGCGCCTGCGCGAATATTGGGGCTTTTGAGGGGGATCGGAAATGGCGGAACTGCCGAAACACAAGACCAAGGACGCAATCGACTTCTTGAAGAAGTGGTGCCCGGAGGGGCCGTGGGTCCTGACGGCCATCATCCCGGACGGGAAAACGGAGACGGTCACATTCATGCCCGACCGCTGGCAGAAAGCCGCGGAGTGGATCGAAGGGCACCAGGGCAAGCGCAACCTATACTTCCACGTGAACCCGGTCCGCCGGGCGATGGACGTGAAAGCCTCGAAGGAGGACATGGCCCGCCTCGCCTGGCTTCACGTGGACATCGACCCGCGAGCCGGGGAGGACTTCGAGGAGGAGCGGGCGCGGGCGCTGAAGCTGCTCCAGTCCTACACGCCCAAGCCCACGGTCATCATCGACTCGGGCGGGGGCTATCAGGGCTTTTGGCGTCTGAACCCGTCCGACAAGCTGGACATCGCCGGATCGGTGGCGAAGGCTCAGGAGCTGGAAGCGTACAACATCCAGCTGGAGAAGGTGTTTCAGGCGGACCACTGCCACAACGTGGACCGCATCATGCGCCTCCCGGGCACGATCAACATGCCCACCGCGAAGAAGGTCAAGAAGGGTCGCCAGCCGACCCTCGCCCGTCTCGTGGAGTGGAATGACGCCAGCTACCCCCTCGAACAATTCACCCCCGCGGTTCGAGTCCAGATGGCGGAGCAGGGCCTGGCCGGGGGCCGTCCGAAGGTGAAGATCACGGGCAACGTCCCGGACATCGGGACGGAGGAGCTGCGGGAGTGGGCCCATGAGCACGGGAAGGCTATCAGCGACCACGTGCTGGCGCTGATTGCTACTGGGCAGGACCCGCTGGACCCGACCAAGTACCCCTCCCGGTCGGAAGCCCTGTTCAAGGTCTGCTGCGACCTCGTGCGGGCGGAGGTCCCTGATGAAATGATCTTCGCGGTGATCACCGGCTCCAACGAAATCGCCGCGAGCGTCAGAGACAAGCCGAACTGGGAAGGCTACGCCCTGCGGCAGATCGAACGTGCCCACGAGGAGGCGGTGGACCCTTGGCTGCGCAAGCTCAACGAGAAGCACGCCGTCATCGCGGACATCGGCGGGAAGTGCCGCATCATCAGCGAGGTCTGGGACCCGGCGATGAAGCGGACCAAAATCAGCAAGCAGTCCTTCGAGGACTTCCGCAACCGCTACCGCCACATCAAGGTAGTGGTTGGGCACTCGGAGGAGGGCAAGCCCATCGAGAAGGCCGCGGGAGCCTTCTGGATTGATCACCCCCAGCGCCGCCAATATGAGACCATCGTGTTTGCCCCCGGCCAGGAGGTCGAAGAAGCCTACAACCTCTGGCGCGGGTTCGCGTGCGACTCCCTCCCGGGCGAGAAGCACATGCCCTTCCTGAACCACATCCGCGACAACGTCTGCTCAGGGAACCCGGAGCACTACCACTACCTGGTCGGGTGGATGGCGCAGATGGTCCAGCACCCGGACGGCCCGGGCGAAGTGGCCGTGGTCCTCCGCGGTCGCCGCGGCACCGGCAAGTCCTTCTTCGCCAAGGTCCTGGGCGCGATGTTCGGGCGTCACTACCTCCAAGTCAGCGACTCGAAGCACCTGGTGGGCTCCTTCAACGCCCACCTCCGCGATACCGTCCTGCTGTTCGGTGATGAGGCTTTCTTCGCCGGAGACAAGAAGCACGAAAGCGTGCTCAAGACCCTCGTGACCGAAGAACACCTGGTGATCGAGGGCAAGGGCGTGGATGCGGAAGCGGCCCCGAACTATGTCCACCTGGTCCTCGCCTCGAACGAAGATTGGGTGGTGCCCGCGGGTCTGGATGAACGCCGGTTCTTCGTCATGGAGGTGGGCGAGGGCCACAAGCAGGACCACGCCTATTTCAAGCGCATCAAGGACGATCTGGACAACGGAGGACTTGAGCACCTGCTCCACTTCCTCCTGACCTATGACCTGAGCGCCTTCGAGGTTCGCCAGGTCCCCCAGACCCGGGCGCTGCAGGACCAGAAGATCATGAGCATGTCGCCGGAAACCCAGTGGATGTATGAGAAGCTGTGGGAGGGCCGGTTGCTCAAGACCGACCAGGACTGGCGGAACAAGGTGGTGAAGGACAGCTTGTATGACGACTACGTGAACGACCTCCGCGACCAGGGCCGGAACTTCCGCATGAGCCGCACCGGCTTCGGCAAGTGGCTTGCCCGGGCCTTCCCGGACGGCTGGCCGCAGTCGAAGCAGGAAATGGCGGAGATTCCATGGACCAATGAACACGGCTTCGAGGTGATGATCAAGAAGCGCGTGTACATGTACCACCTCCCCCCGCTGGAGCAGGTCCGGGCGCACTGGGACAAGAACTTTGGCGGCCCGTTCGAGTGGCCCAAGGTCGAACCGACCCAGGAGCCTCTGAAGGACGGCCCGAAGTCGGACAAGCCCCCGTTCTGAGGACGCCCCCATGAGCGAGACGCTGGAAGCAACGAAGCGGGAGCTGGAGGGGGCGGGGATCGCCTACACGGTGGAGCTGGGCCGGAGACACTACAAGGTCCGCTTCACCGTGAGGGGGAAGCCCCTGATGGTGACGTGCTCGCGGACTTCCTCCGACCACCGCGCGGCCCTCAACGCCCGCCTTCAGGTCCGGCGGGAAATCCGCCGCGCGCTGGAATTGACCTGAACCGCTTTACTTCTTCGGATTGACCCACTATACTTCTTCACACGAGTTGAGAAATGAACCAACCCCAGATACTGACACCGCGATTCGAGATTGGAAAGGAGCTGACCCATCATGAACTACAAGAAGCCTTCCGCCGCATACACGGGCACCCGATCCCGCGCGGCGCAAAACCACAAGAAGTCGCACGAGGACTTGCTGCGCGAAGCCCGTTGCGATTCGAGTTTGAAGTCAATCGCCTTCGGGGCTATGCTTGGGACGCTGACGAGGTTGCGTGACCACGC